GTGTTGAATGGGTCTAAACTACAGAATGTAGTTATATTGGCGGTAGTGACAGGCACTATATCTTCGCCATACGCTCGAAACTGTTGACGCTGTAAAGCGTCGCGAGTAGCGACTCTGGCTAAGGCAAGTGCACCGTCCCTGACATCGGATAGTAATGGTTTCCACCCGAATGTTAGTTCCAACCAGGAATCAGCCACGACCTTTGCAAAGTTTTCGCCCTTACTTCTTAGGTAGCCTCGTTTCCTGAGTTGCCTCAGACGAGAGCTGAACCTTCGGGCTTTCTGTTGCATAGACTTGGCTGGCTTGGCTACCATCCCGATAGTTTTCATAAGCTCTCCGGCAAAAACGCCGCCTTGAAATTGGCGGCGCCTTGCTGTGAAAGTCTTCTGTAGCTGTCGTATGGCAATCGCACGTGCTGCAGCCATAGAGGAAGACCCAACGTGGGTGGACATAGAAATGGGATGATTGCAGCCGAGGATAACCCCGTCTGCTCCCATACTACCTCCGACCACATTGTAGTCCTTACTGTCAGGATTGGCAGATTTTCTGTACGTTAATTCCGTACTTAGATCTGTAGCCTCGGCAGTAGATACTTTGACGGCTAAGCTCCCAGATGCACTTACACCCGCACGAATCAATTTACGTCTTTGAGGAACATTTGCCCCAATATGGCGATCATAGCCTAATGGGACAACTGAACCAAAAAAGCCGTAAAAGATCGGCAGGTCACCTGGTTGCCTCCAGACTCGGCCTCGAAATGAGACGTATCTGGTAAGATTTTTTAGCCCCATCAAAATACCCCTATGGTTCACGGCCATATACTGGCCGTGCAAGAGTGTACGTCAAACCGACCATCTGACCTTATGAACTTTAGGGCGACATATGAAGACAGTACTTCACATGTCATCCATGGCTCTAAAGGTCTGGTTTTTCGGCCTGCCGATACAAGGAAGCAGAATCTGTTATGATTCATGCTTCCCCAAGTATCGCCTGGCCGAATTTTCGGTTCTGCTCGATGTACACAGGAAGATACAGGAGAGTATCCCG